GCGGGTTGCGAATGCCAGGGCCTCCTCAATGGCCTGCGGCGTGGCGGAAGCGTCAATGATGGCGCTCCGGGTGGCATGGTCAGGGCTTTGGAATGCGTAGGTCTTCCCGGATTTCGGCAGCACGTGCTGGAAAATCTGAGAGAGATTCATCCCGGCCTGTAGGGCGTTTTCGAACGGGTGCCCATGCGGCCCGCCGCCCGGCAGCTCCGCGCGTGGCGGCTCCGGCATGACCAGCGCGCCGCGCCCGAGAGCGTCGGCCACGGCCTGATTGTATTGCAGAATTTCCCCCTGCGCGGTCAGGCACAGATTGAGCGTGAGGCCAGGGAAGGTGACGCTCTGGTCTGTCACGATGACGCCCTCCGACAAAAATCGAATCGGCACGAAGCCAACCGTAATCAGGGCGCGGGCAAGCCCTTTGCTGCGCACCAGGGTGACAGCCTCAGTGGAGTGCGCAGCAGCCCGCCGGAGATCATACATGCCGTTCTCGCCGGGATGCTCCAGTCTGCAAAGCCCCTCGCCAAGCCTGCGCATTTGCAGCGCATCCACGGCACTTTTGTGGACAGCCTCCAGAAATACGCGGCGGTTTTCCAACGCGATCCAGGCGGCCATGAAGAGCTTTGTCGGCTCATCCCATGGGCCGTTCCAGGGGATTTCGTTTTGCTGGAGCTTACCGACGATGTCGGAGGTTTTGAAGCCCGGAAATTCCGTTCCCTCGGGCATGAGGTGGAACGAGAAATAGCTGTAATCCTGGCTGCCCCGCTTTCGGTGCTCGGTGATTTGGCGGGCTCCACCAATGCCGATGGTTGCCAGGGCTGCCGCAATGCAGCTGTTGGTGACGCGGCTTGCTCCGTTTGCCGGAAGCTCGTATTTTTGCGCGAGGGCACTCATAGATTTTCGATCCTCTTTTGATGCGCCGCCGGGGCGAGGAAGCCCGGCGGGAGTGAAATCAGGTCGGGAACTTCGGGGATGACAGCGCCTTGTATCCAAAGAGCCGGATCTGGAAACTGAAATCGTCCAGCTTGGCCTTGGTCGCGGTGCGCTTAGGCATGCGGAAAATGCCGTAAACGCCAGCGGCCAGCATGTTAGTCCCCTGGCTCCAGAGGGAGCTGTTGAACGGCAGGGAGGCGATGGGCAGTTTCGCGCAACAGGACGCGTATTGACCGTAGGGCGAATTCCGATTTTTCAGAACCGCCTTCACATCCACGACCACCTTGAAATTCGAATAAATGAGCACGTCCGGCTCGTTGTTTTCGTCGGTGTATTCCTGCTCTTCTCCGCCGTAATCAAACCCCATGGTTTCGACGAGAATGCCGGAATCCAGCGAGCCGGGAAGGCCCACGGACGACTGAACCGCTTCCGGGTAGACGGCGAGAGATGCTTGTGCCATTTGCCCTTTGGCGGGCGGGTCAAGCCCCGTGGGGCCCCGGTGGTCTGAACCATCCAGTAGGGCTGCCCTGCTGCTCCCCTTGGGTCCATTGCGCCACCGTCGGTGTCTGGTTGTAGATTCCGACGAAATCACCAGAAACGTGGGCAATGGAGGATAGGGCGGCGCTTTGTGACACGATCCCTGTTACCAGGAAGGTTGATTCCCTCCCGAGGGTTCCGGTATATGGCAGCACAAAAAACCACATATCCATTCCAGACGGCTTGAGGGTTTGGCCGCCGCCAGTGACTTCCGCCGCGCTCCCCGCCATCCACACGCCCCCGGAAACGCTGCCGTATCCTGTGGCCGCTTGCGTGTTAACGCCATACACGAGGATTGGCGGATCGAATGGAGTGGCGTCGGGGCTTGCGAGTGGCGCTCCGCTGATCGGGCGGCGTCCGCCGACGCCCATGTCCCATGGCCCGGCGGATGATCCAAAAATTTCATCAAGGGTGGGCGTCTCGGAATAGGTAATGTGCTGGTAGCTGCCCTGATTGGTGTAAACGGTAACGATCCTGGGGCCGCCGCCAACCTCTGGGACAGTATTGCCTCCATTTTCGACCGGTGTAATCCCACCACCCCCGCCGGAGCCCGTGCATTCAAGGATCAGCTTAAGGCTTACCTCACTGAGCCCGCCCGGCGAGCGCGTGATACTTGGATCCTGGACGATAAATTTGTAATTGGACGGATTCGCCCCGCCGGGATTGTGCATAACGTCCCACCCGAAATGATCCTCCTCGCCGGGGCCGTTCGCGCCGTTCCGCCAGTTGGCAATGATGCTGGCGTCGATCAACGTTCCCGGCGCACAGTTCGCGAATCCTCCCCGCGAGATGACCCATCCTCCGATCTCAATAGTCAGGATCGGGTCGCTGTAGGCGGCGCGGATGGTGCATCCACTGATGGCCCCGATGATGCCGGTGCGGGTGCGGGTGGCCGTTTCCGAATACCGTCGAAGGAGGAGATTGGCCTTACCATTCCCGCCGAGCAGGTTCTCCGGCAACACGCCAATGGTGTTCTCGGCGATGCGAGAAATAGCAAAAACAGAAAGTGCGGACTGAGCCATAAATCTTTGTTAATTCCTGGGGTTTTCCTGGGGGTCAGGCCAGAGGGATGAAATCGGGCGGCATAACTTCCGCGATGGCCAGCAACGTGAAGATCATGACGCGGAGGCCCGGGGAGTCGAGTTCCGGCGGGGTGCGCTTGATCTGCCAGGCGTCACCGACGCAGAGGACGCGGGGGAACTTGTCGGGATCCGCATCCGTCAGCCGGGCCGATGTGGCCGTGAGCCTGCCGGAGAGCGGGCCGGGGGTATCGCCGCCGCCGGACACGTCGCCCGTGTATTCGTCGCTGAGGTATTGCCAGAGCGCCTGTTCCAGCGCCTCAAACTCGCCAGCCGTCCGGTCGCCGGGAACCGCGAGGGCAATGGCCAGACTGAGCCGCCAGACTCCGGCCCCTTCCGCGATTTCCTCGGACGGTCCATTTTCGTAAACGAGAATATCCCCGCCGCCGGGCTTCAGTTTCGTGCTTTGGTCCTCGTCGCCGATGACGGGGATTCCGACCGCCGCGCCGAAGCTCGGATAAACCGCGCTGCTGCCGGGCGGGATGAATCCTGACAAATATTCGACGAATACCTGTTTGATCAGATGCGCGGGATGGATGGATGCGACGGGCATATATTACCTTCGGTTGAAGCCAAGCCCGGCGGCCCGCTCCTGGATGTTTTGGGCGGTCAGCTTTTCCAGTTTGGCGACGACTTCGGCCTCTGACTGGATGACTGCCGCAATGCCGCCTGTCGGGTTTTTCTCGGCTCCGGCGGAAGCGTTTTTCACCAGCGCCTCGATGATGGTTTCGGAGATTGACCGGGCCGGGATCGCGGTGCTGTTGACCGCCTTGTATGCCGGAGCGACGCCAAGCAGGCCGCGCCGGATCCTGAATTCGTTGAGTGCCGGGCGGAAGCCAGCCTTGTGATACCCGGCGGAATATTGGCGGTGCGCCACGAATCGCCCGGTGGTGGCGATAAAGTCCTGCGCCGTCATTGCCCGAGCGTTCTTGTAATTCGTGCTCCAAACGATGGATGCCGCCACGGTGTCCCGTAACGCAAGATAGCGCTTGGCCGTTGACTCCTTGGTTCCCTTTTTGTTGTAGCGCCTGACGGGCGAAAGCGCTTTGGCGTTCACGGCCCGCGCCATGAGCCTTTCCTTGATTCCGGGCCGACTGGCGACGCTCTGTTTCGCCATGATAAACGAAACCCAGAATTGCATTGTCATGTTCACCGCGCCCTCGGTCCCCTGCTGACTTTCACGGGAGGCCACGAGCCGCCGGAGGGCTTCGGAAACGCCGTCGCCGACAGCGAACTGGACGGCTGGAATCATGAGGATGCGGGCGTTGCCTCAACATGCCAGTGAGCGGCCACGAGGTGAGTTTCGGCGCTGTCCACGCAGTATTTCGCGGCGTCCTTCGGCGGGATGGTCAGGCGGTTCCCGTCGTCGTCGATGGGGTATCCGTCCGCACCGGGAATGCACATGGCGGACCAGAAATAATGGCCGTGCTCCGGCTTTCGGTTCGCGGGGAGGAATGGCCGGCCATTGATGCTTTCGCGGTAAACGTCGAAGACTTCGCGCCCGGAATCCCTCTCAATAAATCCGTGCCCGGCCTTCGCGTTTTCCTTGAGCGGCCCATTCATGGCGGCGGCGATGACATTGTACGGGCTCTGCATGTCGCCCGGAACCTGATTCCACCAGGTGAAGAGCCGGAGCCCGTCGCCCGCCGTGCAAAACATGGAATCGACGGCGGAAAGGATGAGTCTGGCGGCAGGCTGGAAATTCATGGCGGAAAACAGAAAGGCCCCGGCCCGTTTGTGTTAACAGGTCGGGGCCGATGAAATGGGCGGGGTTACTTTTTCTTGTCGGCGTCCGCCTTGGCTTTGGCGGATTCGTCTGCGGTTTTTTTGTCAGATTCGGCTTTCGCTTTTGCGGCGGCCTCGGCGTCCGCCTTGGCTTTGGCCTCGGCGGCCTCGAATTCCTCCAGCGCCTTTGCAGCGGCGGCGGGATCGTAAACCGGGGCGTATTGACCGACGCCGGGGCCTTCCTTGGCGTTCATGACAACAACCTCCCCGTCGGCATTGATGAGCGTCGCCCCCTTGGCGGTTTTCTCCACGAGGTCGAGGATGGAATCGCCGGACTCCTGATGGTAAATTACTTGGGCCATAAGTTAGAGAAAGGTGTGATAATCGACACTGAAGGTGTAGGACACCGCGGTATTGGTGCCGCCAGCGGTCAGGACGGCGGCGGTGGAGCGAACATACCGCCGGGTCGTCTTAGGGATGGTCCGGGTGATGTCGAAGGCGGCGGCACCCGCGCCACCGGCTCCGGTGGTCGTATGGGTCGCGACGCCAGCAATCGCGGCAAATGTCGAATTGTCGGCGCTGTCCTCGACGGTCCAGATGATGGTCTTGGCATCCACGAGGGCCGGAGTTGCCGGGCAAGTGATGCGGAAAAGGGCGTTGCCATCAGGCGGCCCGATGCGCGGGGAAACGCTCATATCCAAACCGGCGGGCGCGGAGGACGCGGCGGCGGCGGGGAGCGCGGTGATTCGGGTAAGTGTCTGGTCTCGCATGGCGATTTGAAAAGTCAGGGATTAGGAGGGAACCTCGATGGCGTCCGTGTTCAGGATGTTGTCCGACACGATGAGCGGGATTCCGCGATGATTATCGGCTAGCGGCTGCGTGACCGTGGCGCTGCTGACTACGCCGCCGTCATTAACGACGATGGAGGCCACCGGCTTGGAGGCGCGGAACTGGCGGAGGCTGCGGGCGGAAAGGTAAATGGCGTCCGGCTTTTTGTCGGAGGGGAAGGACTCGATCAGGTAGTCCAGCAGAGCCTCGGTGACGCCCTTGCCGGAGTCGTTGGTCACGTTACCGACGCGGCGGATACACTGTTGGGCGTAGCCCCGGGTGGTCTCATTGGAGCCTGCGACAGCAAGGCCGACGTAACCCTCGCCGGTGGAAACGTTGAACCAATCGTCCTTGGTCTGGTTGTCCACCGGATCAACGATGGACTGCATGACCCGCTCTTTCGGCGAGAGATTCAGGAATCCATTGATTCCGTTAGGTCCACCCATGACCATCTGGGCATCAAGCGGGCCGAACTTGACGGCATAGACGCTGGATGCGGTGCTGGCAGTTGTCCCGCCAGCGTTGATGAAGCTGCGGACGTATCCGTCATCCTCGGGGGAGGTGGGGGTGGCGTAAGTGAGGGCGTTGGCGGTGAGCGCGGGGGTCAGCTGCTTCATTCCGGGGAAGCCCTTGGCGTCGTAGCTGGTGCCGTAGAGCATCACCTTTTCGATGTGGAGGAGCGCGGTCTTGAAGGAATACATCGCCTGGATGGTGAAGTAATCCTGTTCAGCCGCGATATTCTCGGCATTCCAGAGCGCCTCGGAACTGGCCTGCACCTTCACCATGCGGTTGATGCGGGAGAGCGCGAACTCCCCGAGAGTGAAGAGCGCCTTACTGTTAGTATACCCCTCGTTGAGGTTTACAAAAGTCGGCTCAGCGGGAAGCGCCCCGAGCGCCAAAGTCTTGAACCGGGTGCCGGTGACCTGACGGGCGGAAAAGCTGCTGAAAATCGGCGTCGCGGTGCGCGAGTAGTCGATCAGCCCCTGAAGGAAGCGGGTGCCGGAAACCTGGGCGATTTCTGCGGCGGTGGGATAAGTGAGGCCCATAAGTGCTGGTGTGTGAGGGGTCGGAAATTAGTTTTTGCTCCAGTGGCTGGCAGCGTGGCGGATGGCGTCGGCCTCGGATCGGGGGCCGGTGTATTTCGGGGTGCCGGACTGCCCTTCGGGCGGAGCGCCGTTCGATTTCGGAAGGCTTCCGGCGTCGAATCCGGCGGCGGCCATCTGGTCCATGGCCATCTTGGCGGCGCGGTCGGCGATGCCTTTTTCGGCGGCTTCAATCTGAGCTAGAGCGTCAGTCTTGGCTTTCGCGCCTTCGGCTTTGGCGGTCGCGGCATTCGCCTCGGCGGCAACGACGCGGGATTCGGCGGCGGTAGCCTTTTCCTCGGCGGCGGCGAGGCTGGCCGTAAGACTGGCAATTGTCGCGGCGTCGGCAGTGGAGGCCTTGACGGCACCACTTAGAGCGGACTCGAAAGATTCGGAGGCTGTCTTCAGCGCCTCCAACTCAGCGGCAAGGCGGATGTTCTCAGCGGCGAGCGGATCATCGCCGCCCTTGAGGCTTGCCATGAAGCGGGCAAAAGTTGAAGTATCGGACATTTCCCCTCTCCGGGGGCGGTCAAGCCTCTACTGGAAATCCAGCATCCCCCTCGGGGCTTTCCGCGCCTCAAAGGCATCGCCACGGAAAGAATCCTCTCCGATGCCGGGACGGTTAGCTTTAACAAAAGCGACAAATTCCCCGCGTAGTTCCTCCACACTGGATTTCAGTTTTTCATGCCATGCCTTAGTCCATTCAATGCCGGTGGAGCCCATGCCCTTCAGGTCCGCGCCTCCGGTATAAAGCGTGAACTTGAATCCGGCCTTCTCGAAATACCCGGAGGAATCAACCGCGACGGCCATCGTGCCGATGCTGCCAACCAGCGCGGCGGGATGCGCGCCGATGGAACTACAGGCGGCGGCCACATAGTAACCGGCGCTGGCTCCAATGTTTGGGATATAGGCGTTTACCGCCGTTTTGGTTCTTTCCCGAAAACTAAGGATGGACTGAGCCGCTTCCCGTGTCCCGCGCGCCATTCCGCCGGGAGTGTTGATTGTGACCATTACCTGATTCACCCCCTTCATGGCTCCGATCTCCGCCATGTTGCTGGCGATGCGGTCCGTATTATAAAGGCTGTAGCAATATTCCTCCAGTTGGGAGGCCCCTTTCCACATCGTGCCCGAGATCGAAAATTCCGCCACGCCAGTGGCCCTGTCGAAACTGACACTCAGATGCTTCAGTTGATCGGCCAGAAAATCCTCAAGCCATCCGCTCGCCGGTTCCTGCCGGGACCTGGGGGATGAAATTTGGGACTCCACAGCGAGCCGGTCCATGTGCAGCGGGATCCCGGCGAAATTCTGAAGTGAGTAATTCATAAAAGTGTTAATTCCTGGGGTTTTCCTGGGGGTCAGGATTTCCCGGCGACGGCGGGCGTGTCCTCTCCCGCGATGACGTCCGGACTCCGGCCCTGCGTGCGCAGCATGGCCATGCACTGAGCCAGGGGGAGCCCGCTGGACGCCTCCAACTCCTTTGCCAGGTCGATGATGAATTCGGCCTCCTTCTTTTTCTGCCGCTGGGTGTCCTGCCAATTTCCGCCAGCGGGGCCGATGACGTCATCAAGAGACGAAACCCCGGCGTCGAGCTGCTTCAGCTCCAAATTTCCGTCACGGCCAACGTCAATAGTCATGCTGGCGGGCTCCTGGTAGCCGCAGGCGAACCAGCGGTCAGGAATCGCCCGGCCCGGCGGAAAGAGTCGGCCCGCCTTGCCGCCGACCGCGAGCTGATAGGCGATCCAGCGGTTCAGGAAAGTGTTACGGGCGTAACTGCGGCGCTGCTCCAGTCGCCGCTCCGCCATGCGGACCGTAAACCGCACCATAGGGCCAGTCTGCTTCTCCAGCCAGAAAATCACCTGGGGAGGCATCTGCAGACCGATGGCGACATCACGCAAAAGCTCGTTCTCGAACTCCGCCGCGTTAGGGTTCGGGCTGTCGTCGCTGAGGATGGTTGCTTTCTGGCCTGGAGCCAGAGTCATGACGGAGGTGGTGTTCCCTGCCATCGTGATTTCCTCAACCTTTGGCCCCTTGTCTCCGGCGTTGGCGATCTTCCCGAGATTGGCCGCCGGAGAGGTCCCGGGGCCGGTGCGCAGCTGGCCGACGATGGGCATGTTGCCGGCAGGCTTTCCGTCCACGTCCTGCTCGATGGACAGCCCGAGCATTGCCCGGAGCTTGATGGTGGCCTTGGTGTATCCGCGCCGCTCGATGATGTCGATGATATGCAGGATCGCCGGAGCCAGCGCCGTGATGCCGCGAACGCCGACGCCATCGCGGTATGCGTAATGGATGACCGACGCGGCGGGAATGACCGTGCCGCGCCCGGTGTTGTCCTGATCCTCGAAATAGTAATGCGTGGGCCGCCCGTCGGAATTGACGCGGATTCCCTGATTCCAATTTTTGTCAGAGTAACTGTCGGGCGGCTGGCCGTTGACGACGTGGCCCTCGAAGAGCCGCCACGCGGCGCGCCCGCTGTCCGTTTGTGTCAGGACGATAAAGCAATCCCCGTCCCGCATGGCCAGGAACTCAATCAGGCGCTGGAAAGTCTCCAGATTATTCTGGCCGGAGCGGTCGCAGATGAGCGCGCTCCCGTTCTCGAATTTCAGCAGGGCGTCCGCGATCGTGTCCCATTCGGTGTCACCGCTGGCCATCAGTGGCGACTGTGAGCCAACCATCATGGCGATGGTGAGGAGCACGCGGGCAAGGCCGCTGTTCGCCACCAGGGCGCGGCTCCGGCGCATCAGCTCCCGCTGATCGCAGGAGGAAATATCATAACGGGTATCCAGTGTTCCCCATTGGACCAGACCCCGCGACGGCGAGACGAGAGCGCCCGCAAAATTCCCGCCGTAGCTCTCCGGCTCCATCGTGACCGCCGCATCCGCGTGATGCGCGGGCGGCTCCGCGATTTGGGCGCGGCTGTTCGTATTTCGATTTTTCCGGCGGGACATTTACCCTTTCCGGGCAGGGTCAAGCCCCGGCTTTACCAGATCATCGGGCGCTTGCTGAAATCCACCGTGTGCCCCATCGGCTCAGCGGCAGAGGCTCCCGGATCATCCCCGATAATCCCATCCAGATAATCCAGGCACGCCGTCAGAAGGTCCAGATATTTCTGCATCGCATCGCCATCCAGTGCACCATTCAGGCCGGGAATCGACAGGCTCCTGACGCCGGAAACGACGGCCTGCTGGACCTCCTTCCAGCGCGAAAAAATGGCCGCGCGCTTGGCGGTATTGGTCGCGCCCGGGAAGGATTCGACGGTCAGGCGGATTTCTGAAGCGGAGGGGACTGTCATTTCCCTTATTTGACTTCTCGTAAAGCCCATGTTCCGTCAACCTTTTCACGGTTTCTTTTTGGCTTCGGCTGATTTATAGCATTGAAATGAAAGTCTACGCCATCGCCAACGAGGTTCATGAATGTTATGGGCAGGGAGACTACGGGAAGGAGCATCGAATCTGTCGCCAAGGCTCTTATGGGACCGGCGGCTTTCCGCCGGTTTTTGCCAGTAGGCAGGCCGCCCAGAATTATTTGGCTGGCATCGAGTATTTCACAGGCAAAGTCGTCGAGCTGGAATTTGTAGCAGAGAGTGCAGCTATTTGACTTTTGTAAAGGGTGGCGGATCGTGGCGGCGCACTCAATGACCAAGCCGACCGGAAAGCGCTGATCTGTATCGATGCGGAAAAGCGGGAATTAGGAACGCGAGATCGAGTGAGCCTGATGAAACGCGATCATCCGGAGTCATTCGGCCTTCAGGACTATAACTTGAGCCCTAAATTTCCCTGACAATGCCCGGAGCGGGACCGCGAGGCCGAACCAGTCCGGGCTTTTTGCGCCCCATCTACCCCCGCCATCCTGACATAACCGGCAGCGTTGAGGAGCACGCCTTCCACAACAGAGGCGCGTATTTGCAGCAGTCGAAAAAGTCGTCTTTCAGCATTTTCACCACCGGCCCCCACGTCACCGGCTTCCATCGCCCGTCAATGTCCTGCTTGTGGATCTGGGTTTGATTCAGGACCTCCTTCATGAACGATGGGTCGCTGTTGATTTCCGGCGGGAACCGGAAGGGCGGCGAGTCTTTGTTCTGAGCCTCCAGATTGGCCTGATCGATCCGATGAATCCGGCATTCCTGCGCCCAATGGGTCGAATCGATGTGGATGACGTTGATGTTTCCGCCGCTTTTCACGGTGTGCGGCTGCTGCCAGGCGGTGCCGTGCTTGATTGACATTTTCGTCCCCTCTTTTTCGCCCCAGACGGGCAGGATTTGAGGGTATCGGTCAGCGCAAATCTGAAGGAGGACTTCCGCCGGCGTCCTGGTGTCCATGATCGTGCAATCAATCCCGCGCGCGCTCCCGTCCGGCAGCTCCAGCATGGTTCCGCGAATCTCATCCAGCTTCTCGATGGAGTCGGAAAGGCTCCAATCCAGACACCAGGGCTCCGCCTCCACTCCATAATAACGCAGCTCCTCGCCGCGCTCCGCGATGAAGTCGTCAACGGGCCGGAACGCCCACAGAATCCATTTGAAATGGAGCTTCTGAACGTCGCACGTCAGGCCGATCAGGGGCGAATCCTTGAGGATTTCGGGCAGCCTCACCGTCCGCCGCTTTTCGTCCGTCAGATGCAGCCGCCGATACCCCGGAACGCCTCGCGGGATGAGCCGGTTAAGGTGCATGTGGCTGCTCATTTCCTTGGCGCGCTCCGGCGTGTAAGGTCGTCCGCATTGCTCATTGAGGAATGCCCGCTCAGCTGACCTGCTGTTGAGCGTTTCCTTGTGGATCAGCGCGAGATTCCCGAAACTGAGGTTAGGGAACAGGCTCAGGAAAGCGCTGTGCTGAGCGCTCCGGTAGCGCGGGCGGGCCGTGGGGAAAAGCTCCTTATAATCCCGCTCATCGTCCGGCGTCGGGACCCACTTCCCGGCGCGCATCATGTCCTTGCGGTGACAGTCGAGAATCTTCCCGGCGCACTCCTCGTTCTCGCATAACATATACGCCTCCGCCTTGATTCTGGCGAGGTTCCAAAACTTCCCGCCCCCGCTCAATTCCTCCAGGCAATGGCCGTAGCGCAGGCTCTCCGGGCGGAGCTCCTGGAAGTGGCCGCAGTGCGGGCAGGGAGCTTTGTATTTCTCCTGCGTCCCCGCCAGATACGCGGCATGGAACCAGTCGCCGTTGTTCTCGCCGTTCGTGATGCTGACATTTCCGTCCTCGTCGGTTTGTGTGGAGATGCAGGCCCCTGGCTTCGAGAACGCAATGGTTTTCGCGTCCGCCTCCGTGGTCGTCCGGGCAACCGCCAGATCCAGTGTGGTCTGGCCATGAAGCGGCGCGTGTCCGGCGCATTCGTCCAAAATGCAATATGTCAGGGTGCGCTGTTTGAATGACGATTCGGACCCTGCGCCCATGAAGGTCGCGGTCATTCCGGGGAACGTTTTTTTCAGGATTCGCTGTTGGGCTTCGCGTTCCTCGAAGGCCCGCCGCGTAATCGGGCAGGCCTCGAAGAAGGGGCGGAATTTCTCATCAACCGCCGCGTAAACGTTCGCCCCAGTGTCGGTCCAGTAGGCCA